TGTTACGCATCTTAAACGGAGTCTGATAGTTGATGATATCTGCTTCATCACTGTACTCTTCGTAAGCAGAACCAATTCTGTTTACCTGACGGCCAGGAAGAAGGAATTCACCAGGAATGTAAGCACCGTCAAAGCCCTCAGCAACGTAGCACTCATATACCCATGTGCTACCATCCTGGAAAGGAAGGCCACTTACACGTACCTGGAAGTTAATATCATCGAAAGCAAGAATTGCACCAGGGCCAACATTAAGTTGGCAATTCATTGTAGGTCGTTAATCTACAATCGGGACAAACCCAGCTTCATATTTCTATGAAGATTAGACTATATCTTCATCCTATAAGGATGCTTTGCATTTCGAATCACTTGATTCTACGTTCTATTGAACTAGTCGTTGAACCTTCAAATCTTCTACATCTATACGCAATCCTTTAAATCTTCCGCATTTTACGTACGCACCAGTATTTGCATATTTTTGAACACGGTCTATAAAGTTACGTTTGGATCCACCAAATTGTTTTAAAACTTCTTTAAAACCAAGAATTGTAAACGATTTTCCATTAAACACATTTGTGAATGTATATGCTTTTTGTATGTCATACCTTCCAGCGTGTCCGTGGAGTTTGTTCCACTGATCGTTTTCTTCTTGAGTGACCCATTCTAGATTTTCAAACCAATTGTTTTTTCTATTAAAATCTTTATGATTTATTTCAGACTTATTGTCGGGATTGTCTATAAAGGTTTCTGCTACAAGTCTATGTACTCTATATGTTCTTTTATATCCATCTCTGGATAAAGTTACGAGAGCATATCCATCTTTATCAAAACCTTTGTCTAAGTATCTTCCGGATATATACGAATATACCTTGCCGTCATTTGTTATACTATATCTATCTTCCCAACCTTTAATTGGTTTACTTAAGATTTGCTTGGCTGCTGATTGTCCATTTTCAATATTTTTCATATATCTATATCTTTAAGTTTTACTCTATGGTCTAAAGACCTTTAGGAGTTTCCAGCAATTAACAAAGTTTATTTTTCGTAACATTACTGTTACGCGTGGCTTAGCCCTGGAGCTAACCACTTCTCTTCGAGGCCAATATAAATGGGAGCGCCATTCAGACCGGGAAGTACAGTACTGGCATTAGCAGATGTAATCTCTTCGCCATTAGCTTTTGCATAGCGAATATTTACTGCATGATCAGCATCGATCATTACAGACCATTCATATTCGCGGTTCTCAATAATCATTGTCTTGCCGAGACCGCCAGTAATCAGGTCAATTGCGGTAGATACGCCATCATCCTTAGTACCAAACACCAGAGACAACAGACCAGATACCTCGTGAGGCTTTGTCAGCAATGCATTAGAAATCATGTTTTCATCAACCAAATCGCTAAAACGCTTGCCGCGATACAGTTGAAGGTTGTTTAAAAGTGTATTCATATATTATTTGATTAATTAATATGTCCCATCATAGGAATTTTGACGCAATCTCCCATGCCGGACGCTGCTTGTCTTCATCGGCATTAAACGTAGTATGATTTTTACTAGAATGCCTTAACATTTGTCTAAGCTTCTGAGCAGCTGATGTCTAGCCAGTCTTTTTTGCTTCTGTAACAAAAGAGTCTGCGCGCATAGTGAAATAAGCAGATTCAATTAGATTCCTTGTCAGATTTTTATTAAAATCTTTTTGGTACTGTGACATACCATTTGCATCTTGTTTGAATATGTATTCAAACAATGCTTTTCTATCTTCTTTAGGAATAGCAATACCACGAATCTCTTTGAGACCATTTATTTGTGTACTAATATCTGCAATAAACGCTTTGTTTTGCTCTTCCTGTTGCAATCTAGCTTGCTCCTGTTCTTTCTGAAGCATTTCTGCCTATTGCTGTCTAATTGTCTTTAATCTACCCAAAGCATCTTCTGCTTCTTCTTCAAGCATGTCAGCACTTTCATATCGATCGATTTTATTGTTTATTTGATCTTCTGAATAACCACTTGCCTGTAGAAATTCACGTATAACTGCTCTTTGGTTTTGTTCATCTTCTATGTCGAGCGTGTCGTAATTCAATTCCTGTTGCTGTACAGCATAGAAATCTTCAAACTTGCCACCATTCTTAATATATTCATCAAGCTTTTGGACACGTTCGTCAGCATATTCAGGTTTGGAATTTTGTTCTACGACCTCTCTGAGGTAATCTGTAAGACCTTCTACAGTTACCGGTCTAGATTCTTCCTCAATATCGTCGACATTCCATCCGAACGATTCTGCAACAGCGTCAAATAGGGCACCTACTTGTTTGGCTTCTGTTATATCATCCTCTGTAGGTTCTGTAGATTCTTCATGTTGTTCTTCGCCCTTGTTGTCAAGACCGTCGGTTGTTTTTGAACTATTGTTCATATTGTTTAATACCTCTTCAGGGATTTCAGAAGTGTCTTCGTGACTCTTCTCTTCTTCACCCTTATTGTTGTCCTCAAGCTTTTCACTTGGTTTGGTACTGAATAAATCGTCTTCCACATCTACAAATTGGTCTTGCTGATTCATGTCAGTAACCTCTTCTCTAGTCTCTGAATTAGCGTAGCCAAGGTTTCCCAAAGCTTCCTCAAACGCAGATGGAATTGTATTTTTCTTTTTCATATTTAATATTAAATATTATACCGTTATAGGTTTGTAATTTGTGGCATAGTAAGTTTGTTAAATACTTGACCAGCCATAATATCTTCAATCTGTGGAGTAGACCACGGATTTAATTCTTCTAAAGATAAATTCTTTAGTATTCTATTAAATGCTATTTTCGCATCAATTGCTTTTATGACTTTCTCTATAGGAGAGTCAAATGTATTTTTAATACTGATTGTTTCTGGAACACCAGGATCAAAATTACGTTCAACAGGTAAAATTGGCTTTTTATATACAGTAAAATCAACAGGTTCTACATGTGTTGCTTTTTCTTTAGCAGCCTTTTTGCCTAGTCGTTTTAATTCTTTCTGGCGGTATCCCATAGGATCATTCCATAGTGCAATTCTGTCGTCATTCCTGTTTTTTGTCTAATGTGATGCAAAAGATAGGTATTTACCAGCGTCTTTGTCTCCTCGTGAAAGTGCTGCGTGAAGCTTAGGCATTCTTTTTTCCCAATTTGGACCAGCCTAATGCCAAAGATCTGCGAGAGCTATTTGACGTTCTGGTAGCAAGTCCTTAAACATTGGATACCGTTTTTCAAGAGCTTCAAAGTATTTTTTAATATCTTTAGCAAGTCTCTAGTTAGCCTGTTCTTCGGTCCAGCTATGTAAATCTTCTTTAGCAGTCCAACCATACCCTGCAGTAGGGAGTACCCACTTCTAATATTCATCGCTCCAATATCCGTGTTTCTTTGCTATTTCTTGTGAAGCAAATCTGTCTCCGTATACATGGTCTACAAATCCTTCGTGTTGTCCTATATACCTAACAGCACGATCAATCACATCTAACGAATATTTAGGATCTCTTATAACATCGTCTGAAACAGCCTTACCTTTATCGTACACTTTCTGACCCTGTTTCCAAGCCTAAAAACGGTTTCTGAATGCAGTAGGATCTTTAAGCATATCTACCTCCCCCGTCTAAGCGGTTACCAATTATATTAGCAAGTATATTTGTCATGAAATCATTAGATTCGTCGCGGTGCACAAAACGAAGTATTTCTTTTAACAGAAGATTGTTTTCACGAGTTAACTAAAGTAACTCTTTTTCTTCAGTGTATGTCATATCTAATTAATTATTTCTTGCAGTTCTTCTCTAGAGAATGTATTTAATATAACACTTATTAAGGTTTCTTTATCTTTTTGCAACTAATCTTTTAGACAGCTGTCACCAATCACTTTTTTGTCGACATATCTCCAAACATATCCTCGATAAGTGTTTCTACCTTTAATTTTTTTACAAACCCTGCGAATATTGGCAGTAGTCTTGCATCCGAAACTTTGAGATGCTTCTGACATACTATTCCATATCTTAACAAGTTTGCCGTCTGTAGTATACTATGCAATACGAATTCCAGAAGTCTTTCTTAGCTTCTCTTTTCTTGTTCCATAGTTGTTATTATACTATACAGTACACCACTCTAGATTGTCTACATTATTATTTTGCCTATTTTCATCTTTATGATTAACAAAGGGTAAATTATCAGGATTTGGAATAAATGCCTCTGCTACCAGCCTGTGTCCTTTTTTGGCAAAGGACTTCCCTTTTGCATCACACAAATTATATACCAAATATCCTTCTTGATTTTTATAACCTTTTAATAATCTTTCTTTATAATAAGCAGTTGTTCCATTTGCTATAACTTTAGTGTAATGTTCATTTCTACGAACATTTCCTAAATTAGACACTGAGTACTTCTCGTCGGTGCCGTTTATTGTTTTCCAAATTTCCATAATTAATTTTATTTCTCACCTGAGACCTTATTCGCTCTTGCAGTGGCTGCTTTTATTTTTTCTCGTTCCATTGCAGCCTTGTCTTTTTGAGCCTAAAGATCACTTTCGTGCTTCATGCGCTCACGCTCAAGCTCAAGTTTTTTGTTTTCAATGTCGTTTTTATACTTAGCTTCTACTTGCTTTGTATAGGCATCTGCTGCAACTTTTCTTTGTGCTGTAGCTACTTTTGCTATTTCTACAGGATCGCTTACATTGTTTTGGTTTATATCCTTCTCTTCTGTACCACGATATGCACTAATCTCAGCAACGGCAATTTTGGTCTGGTTATCAGCATCGATCTTATACCTTTCGAGATCCATCTTAGCTTCTTCAAGCATAAGCTCTTGTTCGCGCATCTCGTTCTGCATTTGCTGCAATTGCTGTGCTTGTTGAGCTTCGGCTTCTTGTTGTTGCTGCATGGCTTGTTCCTGCCTAGTCTACATAT